GAGGAAACTCTGCAGCTACTGGCTATACTTGGGACGAGGATGATCAAATTTTTTGGCCTCCAAAACCTTATGCATCTTGGATAAAAGATCTTACTACAGCATATTGGAAATCGCCTATTGGTGATGCTCCAGCATTAACAACTGAACAAGAATCACAAAACACAGCCGATACTCATGCATGGTATTACGCTTGGAATGAAGCTAATACATCTTGGGATTTGACAGACGCTTTAGCTTAATACTTGACACTATAAAATATATACATTATTTATATTTGTAGGTATGCAGAAGAAAGTATTAACAGAACAAGCTATATATTATGGCGATGTCTCAATGCCAAAAGATTGGGAAATAGATAAAATTGATTTAGCCCATCATATTTTACAATCTGATTTAAATAATGAAAAATTTAAATTTTCAAAAACTTGGGATAAATTAAACGTTTACATAAAAGATTTTATTAATTTAAAACATAGTATTAGTTTAGTTGACAAAGACACGTGGGGTAATATTTACAAACCTCAAGAAATAACAATTCCTTTATTAAATATAGATCCAGTAGATCTACGTAACTCTCCAGACTTTACACTATTATATGGTGTAAAAGTCAAAGATTGTAATGTTCGGATACACTATGAAGATAACAGACGTAAAGGTAGAAGCTGGGATATACCACTTACAAATAATAAATTTATAATGTTTCCATCTACTAATATGTATTACCTAACTAACAATCAGAAAAAATCTTTAAACTTTGTACAGACCATAACTTATGAATATACATAAAAAATTTTTATCTAAAAAAAAATTTAAAAATATGCAAGACTTTATGATGGGACTTTATTTTCCTTGGTATTTTATTGATTGTGTTAGCATCAAAGATGATGGTTTTTTTCAATTTGAATTTCTTTTTTTTAAAGATTCTCAAAATTGTTCTCAAGAATATATGGATCTTATACAACCAATTTTATCAAAGTTAAAATACAAAAAATTGCTAAGAGTAAAAGCTAATTTATTAACACAAACAAATAAAACAAGTATTTTTTATATTAACAATTGCAATGGTTACACTAAATTTAAAAATGGGGAAAAAATTATTAGTGAAGAAAATAAATTGGTGGAATTTAATTCTACACTAGAACATTCAGGATCATCTTGTACAGATCAAAAAAGGAGAGTTGTAATAAACTTTAATTATCAATGAATGTAACTAATTACTATTGGTATTTTACATCTGCAGTACCACCTAAAATATGTGATGATATTATAAAACACGGGTTATCACAATCGGAAACTATGGCTAGAACCGGTGCTTATGAGAATAAAAAATTAAACAAAGATGAAATTAAAAATATGCAAAAAAAAAGAAAATCAGATGTAGTTTGGTTAAATGATGATTGGATTTATAAAGAACTACATCCCTATATTCACCAAGCTAATAAAAACGCAGGTTGGAATTTTGATTGGGAAAGATCAGAATCTTGTCAATTTACAAAATATAAACTCAATCAATTTTATGATTGGCATCGTGATTCTTGGGACAAACCTTATGACAAAGAAGGTTTAGACAATGGTAAAATTCGAAAACTATCTATGACTTGTCAGTTAACTGATGGCTCAGAATATGAAGGTGGTGAACTAGAATTTGATTTTAGAAACTATGATCCACATATGAGAGAAGAAGCTAAACATTTAAAACAAGCAAAAGAAATATTACCTAAAGGGTCTATTATTGTGTTTCCATCATTTGTATGGCATAGAGTTAAACCCGTAACGAAAGGAACAAGATATTCATTGGTAATGTGGAACCTAGGATATCCATTTAAATAATATGAATATACAAGTACACGATAATTTTTATGAGAATGATCATTGTCAAGAAATATATGATTTTGTAAATAAATCATATTTTAAAATAGGATGGGAAGATAGTGACGAACCTCAACATAAACCCTATCCTAATTTACACAGTATTTATAGTAAAGAAGATTTAGATAAAATTAAAATTTTAAAACCCATACTTAAAAAATTTAAAATACCTAAAGATAATTATTTAAAATGTATTGTTAATTTAACTAAACCTTTAGATGTAAATTTTATTCATGTGCATCCAAACATGTCGGTTGCATTGTATTATGCAAATTTAACTTGGAATCCAGAATGGGGTGGAGAAACCATGTTTTATAAAAAAGATAAAAAAACAATTGATTTAGCAAATCCGTATGTTCCTAATAGATTAGTTTTTTTTGATGGAAAAATACCACACACAATTAAAACACAAAATATTATTGGACCCTCATATCGTTTTACAATAAGTTTATTTTTTATAAAAAAATAATGTTTATTCATCAAGATATTATTGACAAAAAAGTATGTAAAAACTTAATTAATGTTTTTGAAAATTCAAAACAAAAAATTAAAATTAATAACCCATATTCTAAAATGACTAAAATAATTTTAAATTTTGACAATTTAGAATTACATGAATACCTTAAAGAGTTAGATAAAATTTTAAAAAAATATATACAAAAATATAAGTACGTTGATGAAGGTCAGGAACCTTGGACCATAAGTTCAGATATTCAAATTCAAAAATATGAACCTAATGAATCTTATTTTAAATGGCATTGTGAATCTAGTGGTTACAACAAAAGTAATGAAAGAATATTAGTTTTTTCTACCTTTTTAAATAATATAAAAAAAGGAGGGGAAACAGAATTTTTTTATCAAAAAGAAAAAGTAAAAGCAAAAATAGGAAGAACAATTATTTTTCCTTCTTTTTGGACACATACCCATAAAGGAAATATAACAAATGAAACTAAATATATAATAACCGGATGGTTTACATATGCAAATAAATAATTATTTTAATACACCAATTTGGTCAGAACAAAAACCAGAGTTTATAAAATCTTTAACTAAAGCTACTAACAAATATATTAAAGCTGCTAAAAATTTTCCGGAAGCTAAAGCACATATAAAAAAGCTTGGAGACTTTGGGAGATCGTATCATTCAACTACACTAACAGCTGACAATAATTTTAGAGATTTTATAAGTTACATAGGAAATAAATCTTGGGAATTTTTAGATAAACAAGGTTTTGATATGTCACAATATCAAACTATGCTTAGTGAAATGTGGGTACAAGAATTTGCTAAAAAAGGTGGCGGACATCATTCAGCACACGTGCATTGGAATCAACATGTATCAGGATTTTATTTTTTAAAATGCAGTAAGAAAACATCATACCCAATATTTCACGAACCGAGAACTGGGGCTAGAGCTACAAAATTAAAAATGAAACCACAAATAAAAGAAGTATTTAATGGTACAGAACTTGTTCATTATAAACCTCAACCTGGAACTTTACTTATATTTCCTGGTTACTTAGAACACGAGTTTTCAATAGATTTTGGTATTGAACCTTTTAGATTTATTCACTGGAATATTCAAGCTGTTCCAAAAGAAATGGCTAAAGATGTCGTTTAAAGTAATTAATAATTTTTTATCTAATAAAAATTATAAAGTTATTAATAATGCTATGAATGAAGAATACTTTCCATGGTACTATAATAATTATAAAGTAGATGGAGATAATGAATTGTTTCACTATCAAATGACACATGTTTTTTACAGAGATGGTAAAATTAATTCTAGTTATTTTTATATTTTAGAACCTTTATTTAAAAAAATAAAACTTAAAACTTTAATAAGAGTTAAAGCAAATTTAAATCCAATTAGTGAAACGCTTGTTGAATTTAGTAAACATAAAGACACACCCAAAAACACTAAAAATAAAAGTATGATTTATTATATAAATAGTAATAATGGATATACTAAAATTAAAAATAAAAAAATAAAATCTACAGCAAATAAAGCGTTGTTTTTTCCATCGGATACTATTCACAATGGAACTAACTCTACCGACTGTAATAACAGAATGGTTATAAATATTATCTATGTCGTTTAAAAAAAATAAATATGTAATTATAAAACAAGCTATTAATAAAGATTTAGCTTTATTCTTATACAATTACTTTCTTATGAAAAGACAGGTATTAGATACCTGTCTTAATGCTAGATACATTTCACCTTATGAAACATTATTAGGTCAATACGAAGGAGCTAACAGTCAAATCCCACACACCTATTCAAATTATTCTGACATAGCTATGGAAACTTTAATGTTAAAGTGTCAACCTGTTATGGAAAAAATTACAGGATTAAAACTATATCCAGCTTATACCTATGCAAGGATTTATAAAAAAGGTGATATTCTTAAAAGACATAAAGATAGATTTAGTTGTGAAATTTCTACGACCATGAATCTTGGTGGTGATGATTGGCCAATTTATTTAGAACCATCTGAAGAAATAAATAAAAAAGGCATTAAAGTAAATTTAAAACCCGGTGATATGTTAGTCTATTCTGGTTGTGAATTAGAACATTGGCGAGAAAAATTTAAAGGTAAAGACTGTGCTCAAGTATTTCTTCACTATAATAATAAAAAAACTCCAGGATCTAAAGATAATATGTTTGACAAACGTCTACATTTAGGTCTTCCATCTTGGTTTAAACGATGATATATCCCTATAATGAAGGCAGTAATCCACCATACCTACTGCCTTCTTTATAAGGATTATATTAAATGTTACAAAAACTAGGTTTTTTACCAGGATTCAATAAACAAGTAACCTCAACAGGCGCTGAATCTCAGTGGACTGGCGGTACAAATGTACGTTTTAGATATGGTACGCCCGAAAAAATAGGTGGTTGGAGTCAGTTAGGTGAAAGTAAATTAACAGGCGCTGCTAGACAATTGCATCACATGGTCAACAAAGCAGGTATTAAATATGCAATTATTGGAACCAATAGAATTTTATACGCATACTCAGGAGATGTGTATTATGATATACATCCTCTAGTTAATCCATCCGGTACAGCTATTACAAGTGCGTTTAGCACGACTAATGGATCTCCAACTGTAACACTTACATTTGGTGGTGTTCATACTTTTGAAGCGGGAGATATTATTTTATTTGGAGATGCGTCTACGTTTAGTGCTATTACAAATTCTAATTTTGGTGCTGCAGATTTTGCTAATAAAAAATTTATGGTAACAAGTGTACCTGATTCTACATCTATAACTATTACAATGCCCTCTAATGAAACAGGATCGGGTGCTACTACTTCTGGAGGAATTACTTTTTTTCAATATTATCATGTGGGTCCAGCAGAACAAGTTGGTGTTTTTGGGTGGGGTATATCTAAATATGGTGGAACAGCAATTTCTCCTCAAACAACAACTTTAAATGGATCATTATCTGCTAACTCAGCAGGAACAGGTGGAACTGGAACTAGTATTGTTTTAACGTCTGTACTAAATTTTCCAACAGTAGGAACTAATTTTATACAAGTAGGCACAGAAGAAATTTCCTACACAGGGGTGGATACAGGAACAAATACTTTAACTGGAATAACTAGAAATGTTAGAGGAACAACAAATGCCTCTCACAGCTCAGGAGATACAGTCAC